ATATCAGCAGCGTTTCTATTTGTCGCTTATGCCTTTGGCATAGAAGTTAAACTTTAAATAAACAAGGGTAAGTAATGGCAGATATATTTGTAAACTCTAACGCTGTCGGCTTAAACGATGGCACTACATGGGCTAATGCTTATATCACTTTTGCATTAGCTGTCACAGCCTCTATATCTTCAGACAGAATAATAATAGCAACTGTGCATAGTGAAAGTATTGGAGTTAATACCACTTACACATTAGCAGGTAACAACCTAATAATATCATCTACAGTTAGCGGCACTAACACTATCACTTATCAAAAGGCAGCAGCACCTCAGATATCATCCTCAGCAAATATATCATTGGCTTTCACTGGCAACACTTCATTTTTTAACGGCGTATGGGTTGAGAGTGGCAACGCCACGAGGACTCCAGACTGTCTTTTTTATGAGTGTACAATAAAATGTGGTACGTTCGGCAATCCGGGTTCTTCATCTGTCGGGCCTGTCACATCGGGCACCTCTTCTGAATATAACTATTGTGATATATCAAACGAATCTACAAACTCAGTAGATGGAGTTGTTGTTGCTGGAAATAGAATTGTAGTTGAAATGTTAGGCGGTTCAATATCATCATCAAGAATTACCGAAAACGCCAATCACTCTGCTTTTGGGATTACGCTAGACGCTAGTATTGTCGCAGATGGTGTTGATTGCTCAGGGTTTCAGACTGATAACCTATTGAGGGTTGTGTCTGGCGTTAACTCAAGAGCAAGAATAACCAGAACAAGGCTAAACGCCAACACAACAACACTAAGTACACTAACCGCTACCGAAATAGGCTGTGATATTACAATCGAAGCGGTTGATTCTGCAAATACAGTAAACAGAAGATATAGAGTAAGCAATCAAGGGCAGTTGTTCAGCGATAGCACTATAAAGCTTTCTGATGTTAACTTCTCACACAGTAATAAAATAGAAACAAATGCCACAGCCTCTGAGTTTTTTAATGCTGTAAGGTTTTTAATTGCTACAGACCATGCGGATTTTTCAACAGCAAAAACTATTAATATAGAAGTAGCGCAAGATGGAACAACAACAGGATTGACCGATTCTGAATTATGGTTTGAGATCATTTATCCTGATGATTTAACGTCGTCATATCTTGTTGATTCATCTAGAGCAGCAGATAACCAAAGCTCCGCAGTATTAACGACAAGTATAGAGCCTTGGGATGGCTTGAGCGGAACTAACGTTAAACAAAAAGTCTCACTAGCTACGACCCAAACAGGCAAAGAAGGGAGCTTTGAAATATACGCTTGCTTATCCAAAACCAGTTCATCGGCATACGTTACTGTTAATGGTATAGCATAATGCAACGGTTAACACCTGGATTTGGAGATAGTGGGCTAACCACTATAACAAAACAATCACTTTTACCCGCCGGTGGTGATACAGTTCCGACTTCAGGTGGTAGCGGTATATCTATAGCGGTAACAGAAAGCGGGCCTTCTTTCACTGAGTCAATCAACACAAGTCTGTCTGTAAATATAACTGGTGATATTGTAGAGAATGGGCCAGCGTTCACCGAGGCAGTAAACGTAACTCTAACTTCATTAACTCTTCAGGCGAATATAGCAGAATCAGGGCCATCTTTTACTGAGTCGATAACCGCAACATTAACCGAAACATTAACAATAAACGCAGATATCACAGAACAAGGTCCAAGCTTTTCGGAATTAATAACGGTAAATTTAGGCGTTAATATAACATCAGCAATAACGGAGTTAGGGCCAAGCTTTACAGAATCGATCAATATAAGCGTCACAGGTGACAGGCTAGCCTCTATCGTAGAAAGCGGACCCTCATTCACTGAGTCAATAATCGCTTCAATACCAATTATCATCACCCTAAACCCAAAAAATATCATTAGAGTGAAAAGGAAAAGCAATACTGTTATAATTAAACGTAAATCAAACATCATAAGGGTAAAATAATGCAACTAGCAATAGCAGGGCGTAACGCCTCGATAGATGCCGTTAACACTTTGTTAAATGGCGGAACATTAGAAATAAGAACAGGAGCGCCAGCAGCAATAGACGGTGCTCCAACTGGAACGGTACTAGCAACACTATCGATTAATGCAACGGCATTTTCAGCGGCTTCAGCAGGTAGCGCAACATTCAACGCGATTGTAGATGTTACAGCTACAGCGGCAGGGGTGGCAGGCCATTATGTAGCTAAAGACTCAGGCGGCAATGCAGAAAGAAATGGTACTGTAGGTGTAGAGATGATATTGAATAACACTACGTTCGGTATTGGTGACGATGTTTCGGTTACTGGCTGGACTTATGCACAAGGAACTAGCTAGTGAAACGTAAAGAAAAGCCAGTTAAAAAGAATAAAGATAATAAACCTGTTAAAAATAAAAGCTATATAAATCAAGGCTAAGGTAATAGTTTCTCACCCTATAGATAACCCGTTTTAATAACGGGTTTTTATTTGGTATAATTAAGTAAATAACGCAAATATATAAGTCAAGGTAACATCATGGCAAGACCTTCAGATTACACTCCTGAATTAGGCGACATAATATGCTCAGAGCTTGCTGATGGAAAATCAATGAGGGCTGTATGCCTGCCTGATAAAATGCCAGATAAAGCAACAGTGTTCAGATGGATAAGAACTAAAGAAGGGTTTCGCGACCAATACGCACGAGCCAAGGAAGAGAGTGCTGATGCGCTTACTGATGAAATGCTTGATATAGCTGACGACTCCGACCTTGATTACACCAAAACAGATGATGATGGAGTCAAGTTAAACTCTGAAAATATACAGCGCAGCAGGTTAAGGATAGATACCCGTAAATGGTTAGCTTCAAAACTAAAACCTAAGAAGTTTGGTGATAAGCAGTATATTGAAACAAAAGATACTACTGAAGAAGTTAGCGATGACGATTTAAATGATCGCATACAAGCATTGATGGATAAAAAATGAATGTAGCGGCATTATCAAGAAGTGAGAAAATAGAGCTTCTTAATCTGTTGGAAGAAAAAGATCGCAGAGCTAACGTGTTTCGTTATAGATCTATGTTCGACACTCTTTACGCTTGGCAGAAAGATTTTATAAAGATGACTAGTGAGTTTCCTGCTGTTTGTTTGTGTGCCGCCAACCGTATCGGAAAAACTTACACAGGTACTTATATTGATTCCATCCATTTGATGGGTGATTACCCTGAAGCGTGGGGTGGTCATAAATTTGACAAACCAATACTTGCATGGTTACTTGGCTATTCTGGAGAAAAGACTCGAGACTTATTGCAACAAGAATTATTTGGTAGGTTGCAAAATCAAAAGTTAACAGGTGGGTTAATACCCGCTGATTTAATTGTTGACTATAAGTCTATGTCTGGAACAAGTGGCGCATTGCGTGAGGTAAGGGTTAAACATATTAGTGGCGGCATTAGTGTTTGTCAATTCTGGTCATACTCGCAAGGTCAACACGCTTTAATGGGTGATAGTGTTGATTGGTATCATATTGATGAAGAACCAAAAGATCAAAGTATTTACCCGCAAGTATTAACCAGGACGGCAACAGGCGACAAAGGAAAAGGAGGTAGAGGGATATTGACTTTTACTCCTGAGAATGGTCGTACTGATTTAGTTGTAAAATTCATGGATAACCCTGGCAAAGGCCAATTCTTCATCCAGAAAGGGTGGGATGATGCCCCTCACTTGTCAGAAGATGTAAAAGAAACGCTACTAGAGAGCTTTCCAGTGCATCAAAGGGATATGAGAACCAAAGGCATACCGATGCTCGGTCATGGTAGAATATATGATATGAGCGAAGAGTTTATTACCTGTGATCCTTTTGAAATTCCTCAGCACTGGTTTGTTATTGGTGGTATGGACTTTGGTTGGGATCACCCTCAAGCGCATGTAAAACTAATATGGGATAGAGAGGCTGATGCTTTTTATGTTACTCAAGCATGGAAGCAGCGACAGACTTTACCCGTTGTTGCGTGGGGTGCTGTCAGCCCTTGGGCTGCTGGAGTCCCGACATCATGGCCTTTAGACGGATTGCAAACAGAAAAGGGGTCGGGAGAGCAGCAAAAGAAATTCTATCAAGACGCTGGATTTTCTATGTTACCAGAAAGGGCGACGTGGCCTGATGGGTCAAATGGTGTTGAGGCTGGTATATTTGAGATAAGAGATTTAATGCAAAAAGGAAAGTTTAAAATATTTTCTGGTTTACGTGATGTGTTTGATGAAATAGGTCAGTACCACAGGGACGAGAAAGGCAAAATTTCAAAGGTTAGAGATGATTTACTTGATGCAATACGCTACGCCTATATGATGAGGCGTTTTTCTGTTAATATTGGCTTAGTAGGTAAGCCTAAAGAATTTAAAAGACCGCAACCACTACGGCCTATGGGAAGAAGATAATGCCATTAGATGCAACACAAATTAGAGAGCTACATGATAAAGCTTTTAGTCACAATCAAGTAACAAGAGAGCGCGCTGCTGATGATATGCTTTTTGCTTGTGTTACTCAGTGGGATGATAACCTCCTTGGCGAGTCTTCGCTTCAGTATCGGGGCGAGTTCGATATTATTAAGAAAGCTATTCGTCAAACACTAGCCGACTTACACTCGAATGAAGTACAAGTTGATTTTCAGCCAGAAGATGACACTGATGAAGATGCAGCAGATTTTATTGATGGCATCTATCGGACCAGCGTAAGAAGCAATACATCCAAAGAGGCATTTGATAACGCAACTCAAGAGCAAGTTATTTGTGGTTTAGGTGGGTGGCGATTATATACTGAATATAAAAACAATCGCAACGGCAGCAAAGATCAAGTCGTTAGACGTGAGCCTATTTATGAATTTAACAACAATGCTTTTCCCGATCCAAACGCTAAAAAGTTAGATAAGTCTGATGGCGATTACTGGTCTGTGTTAATTCCATATTCAGAAGATGGATATAAAAAGCTAGTAAAAGAGCTAACCGGTGAAGAGTTAACGCAGAACGTTGAAACCTCTTTTGCATTCCCTGAGCAAACTTATGTGTTTCCTTGGATAGCTCAAGACAAGAAGGTTTATGTTGTTCGCTTTTACCACAAAGAACTTAAGAAGAAGAAATTATTAATATTTGAAGACTTATTCGGTGAAAGTAAAACATATGACGCTGAAGCCGTTAAGGATGTCGAAGATGATTTGATTGACTCAGGGTTTAAGCTAGTCGATGAAAAGAGCATTGAAGTTTATGAAATCACTGAGTACATCGTTGGTCATGAAATACTAAGTACCACTAGAATACCTGGTGATAAAATACCGGTAGTTCCTGATTATGGTGAGCGTGTATTTGTTGAAGGTGAAGAAGTTTACAGTGGCGTAACTCGCCCAGCTAAAGACCCACAAAGATTACGCAATTTTCAAATGTCTTATCTTGCTGACATTGTTAGTCGTAGCCCAAGAGTTAAGCCTATCTATACGCCTGAACAGATTCAAGGTTTTGAAGATATGTACACTGAAAGCGGGGCCGATAATAACTACCCTTACATGCTGATGAACTCTAAAGATAATATGGGTCAGCCTTTACCATTGGGCGCAGTAGCAACAACGCCAGAGCAAACCATACCTCAAGCTTTAGTGTTGAGTATGGATTTATCTCGTCAAGCTGTTGAAGATGTGGCAAACCCTGGTGTACCTCAAGACATCGCTGATACTGATTTATCTGGCAAGGCTGTTGGAATGCTTCAAGGTCGATTGGATAACCAGTCATTTGTTTATCAGAATCATCACAAATACGCTATTCGTTACGATGCTGAGGTGTTCGCCTCCATGTCTAGTGAGATTGTTGATACGCCTAGAAAGATGACTCTTACCACTGCTGACGGAACTAGAAAAGAAGTACAGGCAATGGAGGAAGTTGTTGATCAAGAAACTGGAAAGCTAGTTATTCTTAACGACTTAACTGACGCACAATTTAATGTTTATTCTGATATTGGCAAACCTTACGACTCTGTTAAACAGCAGAATAAAGAGGAAATACTAGAAATCATTACCTTGCTCGACCCTCAAGACCCAATGAGAAAAGCTTATATTCTCCAGTACAATACTTTACTTGATGGCGTGGCGTTTAAAGATGCTAGAGAGTACGCAAATAATCAACTTGTTATGATGGGCTTTAAAGAGCCAGAAACACCAGAGCAAGAACAAATGTTAATGCAAGCCAAACAAGAGCAGGAGCAACAAGCACAGCAGCCTGATTCTAGTATGGTAATGGCACAAGCTGAAATGCTTAAAGGTCAAGCTGATTTACTTGAGCAGCAAAACAGACAACAAGAAATGTCTATAAGTGCTGGTAAGATTCAAGGCGAGGCAATTAGTCGCAGTGAAAAACTACAGTCTGAAACCCAGTTAAATATCGCTAAGATCCAACAGAACCAGCAAAAGATTGATAACGACAAAGCTGATGATGAAGCTAAGAACGCTATCTCTATCGCTGAATTGCGGTTAAAGGCTGATCAAGGTGTAGGTCAAGCAGCTTCTAATAATTATGGCGGACTAAGGCAGAGTATCAACTAATGAAAAAGATGCGTAACTTCAAATGCTCGAGCGACCATATAACAGAACGAAGAGTTGAGGACGATGTTTTAATGATTGATTGTTCTGAATGCAAAGGGGAGGCTAAACGAACATTGAGCGCCCCTAAGTGCTTTCAAAATACTACTGGAAAATCTCCTTCAGCTAAATAAAGATAAATTCGCTAAGATGATCAATACAGGGTGGGAGCAATGACTACTCATTAGTCTAAAAGCGCTTTAATTAGCGTTTTTTATTTCCTAAAATAACTCATTGGTCAAACTAACTAACAAGTGGTAGAATAAACCCACTGGGCGCAGGAATACGCACAACCTTTTACTAGTTAGGTTTTAAACTAGGTTTATCGTTACACTACGAGGGTATACAAGTGGCACAATCTCTGGAACAGTTGAAACAAGAAAACGCGAAAGAAGAAGCGGCAGCTTTAGCAAGTGAATCTGTAATCGAAACGGAATTGATTAAAGATGAATATGTTGAAGATAAACCCGAAGCTCTAGCGGCAAGTGAAGAAGCAGCAGCGGAACAATCTAATGATACGGATGATTTAGATGAAGAGGCTAAAGTTGAAAAACCTGTTGAATTGTGGATGCAAGATGAGGAACAGACCTCTTCAAATAATGACGCAGAAAGTTTCGGCTCGTCTGATATGGCTAAACTACGAAGAAAACTAAAAGCCAAGAATGATGAGAAAGATGATGAAATTGCACAGTTAAGAGCTGACATTGACGCAATGAAAAACGGGATATCAACTAATAGTGCTCCCCAAGTATCAGCGCAATCAATAGCACGGCCTAAGCTTGAAGATTTTGATTATGATGAAGATAAATATAACGAATCGCTAGACGAATATTATATTAGTCGGATGTCACAGCAAAACAATCAAACGCAGGTTAATGCTCAACAAGAGCAAGCGCAGCAAGCAGCTAAGCAATCTCAACAAAAGAAACTAGATAGTCATTACGAGCAAGTATCAGATTTAATTACATCAAATACACTTACAGCTGAGATGTATCAAAACTCAGAAATAGTGTTAAGAAAGTCCTTAGATAATGTATCTAAAGGAAATGGTGATAGTTTAACAGATACTATTATTGCTCAATTAGCTAGTTTAGGTGATGGTGGAGCGAAAGTTATTACTCATTTAGGTAGAAACGCAACCAACAGAAACCGACTAGTCGCAGCATTAGCGGATGACCCAACTGGATTAACCATGATGGGTATTTTAGGAGAGTTAAAAGCAACCTTAACATCTGCTCCTGCTAAAAAAATAAGTTCAGCCCCTACACCTTCAGCAAAATTATCAGGTGGTGAGCCAAGCGGAGACAGTTCCGCGAAGTTAGCCAGAAAGTACAAGGAAGCGCATAAGCGCGGAGATGCACAAGCAGCCTTTAATTTAAAGCAAGAAGCTAAAGCGGCTGGTATACAAACCAGAAATTGGAACTAAAAATTATGTCTACTCTAACAGCGGGTAAAATCGCAGAAGTAATGTTCGAAAACTTTATTGAAACTTACGAACACCAAACCTTAATGCTTGACCTTGTTGACGGTGAGCAACCTGATAAAGCCAAGTTATCAAACGCAGGAAATACTATCTGGTATCCTGTTCAACAGCACCGCCCTATCTTGAAAGGTTTTGATTTAACCGGACAAGAGCAAGGCATCATCGAAGAAACTTACCCAATTAGCTTGGGTGATCCTTCTGGTGATTTAATCGAGCAGCGCATTGACGACATGCGTGACATGCGATTCTGGGAACGTGCAGGTGAGCAAGCAGGCTATCAACAAGCTACTGACTTAAACAGCGAGTTAGCTGCATTAGTAAGTAACACCGGCTCTTTGTATTACGAATCAAATGCTACATCAGGTTTTGATTTTATTTCTGAAGGTCAAGCGCTTATCAATGAGCGTCAAGTTTATAAAGGGCAAGGTTGTAACTTCCTTTTAAATGACCGCACCAATCAGAAATTTGGTCAAGATTTGGCAGGTCGCCAAACACTACAAGGCCGTCCTGAAACAACTTGGAAAACTGGTCAAATCGGTCAGAACATCGCTGAGTTTGATGTTTACACGGGTTCTTTCACTAAGAAGCAAAACACCCCTGGTGCTGGTGGCTCTACATTAACAGCTAATGTTTCTGAAGCTCCACAAGGCGGTTCAGTCGATGCAATTACTAAAGTTGTAACTAATATCGATTATCGTAATGGTGTGTTACCAGTTGCTTCTGGTGCTGCTTATACTGTTGGTGATGTTGTGACAGTTGGCGCTGTTGAATCTATTGGACTAGCCTCTAAGGATGAATCAGGTCAGTTGATGACATTTAAAATCGTTGGCATTACTGGTAACAACTTAACGGTATTTCCTAAGCCTATCGCTGCTGATGATGCTGCTCTTTCTACATTAGAAAAAGCTTACGCTAACATCAATACGCAAATGCTTTCAGGTGCTACTGTTGACATCGTTAACACAAGCGCAGACCGAACAAACATCTTTTGGGCTAAAGACTCAATTCAGATGATTGGTGGTGATTGCCCTTGGAACTTAGCTTCTGAGTTTGCTGGTATGAAAACCATCAGTAAGCAATTAGCTTCAGGTGTTACTTGTTACATGATTTATGATGCAGACTTGAAAACGGCTAATTTCAATTACCGCTTCTTCGTATGGTACGGTTTAGGTAATCGCAACCCTATGGCTAACGGTGTTGCTATTTCTAAGTAGCATTTACCAATGATAAAAAGGGGCTTAATTGCTCCTTTTTTATTTCTTGATCAAAAAGCGTTATAATGAATTTATTTGAAAGGGGTTTGATATGATTACACTATACAAAAAGGGTAACTCTCACATTGTTCGCGGTGTTGTTTGTGAGCTAAGGAACTTTGAAACTACTGAGTTTGATTACGCGCTGTCTCTTGGTTATATAACCGACGAGTCAAAACTAGATGAGAAAGAGGCTGACACAAATCAAAGCGGCAAGCTTTCAGTAAAGGAAGTTAGAGAGGCAGCGAAAAAAGCCGGTATTTCTAACTACTCAAAAAAGAAAATAGACGATCTTAAAAAAGAGTTAGGCTATGAAGACTAAAATAGAATTATTAGACAGGGCATATTCTAAACTTAGAATATCAGGTATAACGGTCAACCCTACTCCTGGCGATGTTGAAATCGCACTGGATGAAATGGAATGTATGCTAGCCGAATGGGATCTAGTTAATGTCTGCCTAGGCTATCAGTTTGAAGATGAGCCAGAGCCAAACTCTGAAAGCGGATTACAGCGAGGGTATGAAAATGCGGTACAGGTTAATCTAGCCATTAGAATGGCGCCTGAATTCGGTAAACAGATACCCGCTGAGCTAATGATGCAAGCCTCACAGTCTTATTCAAAAATAAGCTCTGCCGTTGCCGTAGTTAAAGAGACACCTTATCCGCAAAGACAACCAGTAGGTGAAGCGAACACATTAAGATTTAATCGCTGGCGTAGGTTTTACGGTATTGATAATTCTGCACCTAACGATTGCTCAACTGAAATAATGGCAAATGGTGACATAGTTGACGGTCAAGTTAATTACTTGGATTATCTTGTTGATAGCGATGCTATAGACACGTTTACAATGACACCTTCAAGTGGGCTGACTATTGAACATAGTGAAGCAAGTGATGACACTATTACATTCAGGGTTTTAGCTACATCAGCAGGAACTCAGAGTATAAAAGTAAATATAACCACTGTTAACGGGTTAGAGAATAATACTTGCTTATGGTATAGCGTGGTAGGCTGCAACAGTCCAAGCTAGTGATAAACGCTATAAAGATTGTTATAATGATATTATTAAATAAACAGGGCTTATAAAATGGCAACAGTTCCACTATTACGCGGTGATAAAGTAGATAACAATACCGACTACCGCGACGCCTTGCCTGTAAATTATTACGCTGTAATGCGTGATATTTACGGGGTTAAAGGCTACCTATTAAACTTTTATGGGCTAACCTCTTTCGGTGAAGGTCAAGGAAAGAGTCGCGGCTCCACATGGGTGGCTAGAATAGGCTTTGAAGGTCATTATCGCGTTAGCGGTACATCGTTAATTAAAGTTGAAGATGATGAATCTATAACTGTTTTAGGTCATGTGCCAGGCACAGACCAAGTATCATTCACCTATTCATTGAACAACCTTGCGATAGTTGCAGATAAAAAGCTTTATTATTACAACCCTACCGATGGCTTTCGTCAAATAAACGATCCAGACATTGTAGATATAATTGATATTGTATGGGCTGATTTTAGGTTTATTGCTACTGATGGTGAGTTTTTGTTTCAATCATCTTCATTGAATGAAGAAGAGTACGAGTCTTTAGCTTTTACCGGTTCAGACTTTCAGCCTGATAAAATTTGGGGTGTTGCTCTTGATGAGGATAATGAGTTAATAGCGTTCAACGCCTTTACTACTGAATACTTTTTTAATGCTGGCACTGATAACTTTAGTTATACGCGTATACCGTTAAAAGCCATTAAGTCAGGTATTGTCGGAACTCATTGCAAGATAGAATATAAAGATAAATGGTTTACATTGTCCCGTAGGATTAACACGCAACCACAATTTACTGTTATTCAATCTGGTTCAAGTGAAAGTATAACAACAAGAGAGATCGAAAAGGTATTAGTAAAATATACCGACGATGAGCTTTCTATGGTTACTCTTGATATGTTCGTTAAAGACTCAGTTGTTTGGTTTATTGCTCATCTACCTAATGAAGTTTTAGCCTTTAATTACACAATGTCTAAAAAGTTCGGTGTCGAATATTCATGGTCAATACTAAAAAGTGACGTACTTGGTGACTTGCCATTTAGAGCAAAAGATTTTATTTATGATCCTCGATTTAAGTACTGGATAGGCGGAGATAAAAACACAACGGATTTAGGGTATTTAGATGACTCGACTTGCACTCAGTACGGCGAGATTGTAGAGGGTTTACTTTACACTCCTAATTTAGACTTGGAAACGCTATCAATAGATAAAATAGAGATAGAGACAATACCAGGCATCGCTCCAGACAATGATGCGACTGTCTTTATATCTCGCTCTGATGATATGCGTGTTGATGGCAGGGAGTGGACTGCTATTTATGGCAATAACCAAGACTACGGGCAAAGGTTTATCATTAGGCGAATGGGTTATGTCAGAGACAAAATAAGCTTTAGATTAAGAACGGCTTCAAGGTCTAGAATGTCATTCTGTGAATTTGATATAGAGGCATCATAAATGGCTGACCCTAGAAGAGCATCCACAAGAAGGGCTGTAATAAGTTACGACCAACTAAAAGAGCTAACAGGCTGGCCTAACTTACTGATAAAGGATTACCAAGGAATCATACAGGATTTTGGCTTTCTTGCGGATGAAGAAGATAAGTTAGACTTAAGAATAACAATAAACGAAGAAAATATAACTGACCTTCAGGACTCTCATTACCCTAACTTAAG